AATAATGTAATTATTGGTTACGGTTGCGATGCTCACCAAACAAACGGATCTAATCAGATTGTTATAGGTCATAACATAACGGCTATTGATAACAGCTACTTTAGTTTTGGCAAAGCCAGTAATGTTGTAAGTAACAATTTTGCGGTAGACGCAAGCTGGTCTAGGTCTTCTGATGAGCGTTTGAAGAAAAACGTGCAAAACACTGACCTTGGCCTTGATTTTATCAATGACCTAAGAACAGTTAAATACAACTGGAAGGCAAGTCACGAACTTGATTCTACTGATGCAGAGTTAGCGCATCTCTACAAAGAAGATCCTGCTGATAACGACATGGATACTGAGTCCACAATGCACGGGTTCATAGCTCAAGAAGTCAAAGCTGCATTGGATACAGCGGGGGTTAGTGATTGGGGAGGTTGGCTTCAAGACCAACACGGGGTTCAACAATTATCTCGTGAGATGTTCGTCATACCGCTGGTCAACGCAGTTCAAAAACTATCTACACAAGTAACCGCCTTACAAGCAGAAATAGAAACACTAAAATCAGGAGGCTAGAAATGGCTGAATCAGTAGAACGCTCTGACGAGCAAAAAGCACAGGACTACTCAGCAATGCTGGGCAGTGTAAGCGTAATCACTAACTGTCTTGATGATGACAACGACTTTTGTAACGACATGACAGGTGAAGAAAAGAAAGAGCGCGTTATGCGTAGCTCTGGCTACTTGTCGTTTATGAAGGACTTGGACGATTGGGGCAGTGAAGATATGTCAACAATCACCGCAGCGATCTCTGCTGCCGAAGCGTACTCAGCATAAGGACTACCATGAGCGAAGAAAACAAAGTCACGATTGATGGCGAAGAGTATTCATTTGAGGGTTTGGCTGTAGAAACTCAGGCGAATATCGCACGAGTAAACGAGCTACGCCGTGAGGTGTCTGCATTGCAGATCCAAATGAACGAACGCCAAGCCCTGTTGCAAATGTACATCAAGGCTATCTCTGACTCTGTGCAGCCTGTAGAAGAAGACGAAGCTGTCGTTCAGTAATGGCCGAAATCTCCTACATGATGCACCCGCTACCGTCAGTGTTTCTGATGGAGCTAGACATTCCAGAGGGCTTTGTTACTCAACTCAACGAGTACCTTGATGGCCTCCTTGAAGAAGAAGGGCGGGTTACAGCAGCGGATACGCTCGTTGGTCAAATCAGCGAGGGAGAACAGCTTAGAATGGATCACAACCATGATCTTGTGTCTGGCTTTTCTAAATTCCTGTGTGCTATGGGTGCTGAGTATATTAATGCCTTTATGAAAGGTTCAGGCCAAATGCTTGACGGTGCCAGAAACGTCGAGATGGATGAGGTGTGGTCGGTACATAGCTATGCAGGTGACTACAATCCGATTCACGACCACGGCACAAAGACGGTGATGGGTATTAGCTGCACGACTTGGACAAAGGTGCCACCACAGATAGAACAAGGGCCACGACCCGGATCAGAGGACTACGGCCTGTATAATGCTTCTGGCGAGTCTGATGGGTGCTTATGCTTCAACTACGGGCAAAGCTCCTCTTGGGACAAAGAGCGGCTGAAACCTACGCAGAACATCGTGGTGCGCCCACAAGTAGGCAAGCTGTACATGTTCCCGCAGTGGATGCAGCACATGGTTTACCCCTTCCGGGGTGAAGGTGAACGCCGCACTGTAGCGGCCAACTTGAATTGTTTTAGAGAGGAGATAGCCGCATGAGCTTGATGGAGATTGTAACCACGTTGACTACCTTGTCAGTCATTGCATCTGCTGTGTGCGCCGCCACGCCCACCCCAAAAGATGACGCATTTTTATCAACCTATGTGTATCCAGTGATTGAAGCCCTCGCTTTGAATGTGGGTAAAGCAAAAGAATAACTATGTGCTATCTAGCGATGGCAGAGGAATGGGGCTTGGATAAAGGTGATAAGGCATTGAACCAGATCTCTACTCACGAGCAAGTGTGTGAGCAGCGTTACCTGCGTATTGAGGAACGCCTTGCAAGTGGGTCTAAGCGGTTTGATGAGCTTGAAGCAAAGATGGACACTGTATCCAATAGGCTATGGTGGATTATTGGTTTGATTGTAGTGAGCATCTTGGTGCCACAGTTTTTAGGAGGTTGATATGTCAGATGAAGGAATCCGAGTCCCAACGTGGGCATTGCCAGCGTTTTTAGCTGTACTGTCGGGTGCTGTTGTATGGGGTGCTAGTCAGGCGCAAGCACAGGCTACACAAGAAGAAGTGGATCGTATTGAAGCTGTAGTAGAAAAAACAGTTGAAGAGGCACAAGCCACGGGAAAATTAGCAGCAGTCAATGCGAGCAAGATCGAGGCTATCGTCGATTCATTGGCGGAGCAGAGCGAGACAGCGAAAGCATCCGACGCAAAACTCCAGCAGCTAATAGAGATAATGCTGAAGCAGAACTAGAGTACAACCCCGCCAACCCGAATCTGTTTTGTGATTTGCGGGAATGGCGGATGTTGGAGCTAGTCAATCCTCCTGCATACCGTCACTGCCTTGCGCTGGCATGGTTACGATACAACCACCGCCAGTGCGGGTACGGCGCTCAGATCTACATACAAAACACGATGCCGCGTGTTTTAGGCACAGCACATCAACTTGATGTAGAACTGCTCACTTGGGAGCTTGTTAAGCCAAAAGCTGTGCGCGCTCAGGCTGTGCAGAAAAAGCGGAGGCTCTAAGTGGATATTCCGCCAGTATTTCCCAACAGCGTTAACGCACCATCAGAAGTGGTGGTCAAAGACAAGGTACATAGGCTGTTGCGTCTAGATCAGATCAGTCGTACTCGCACCGACAAAGTAGAAGCTACAACGCATTACAGCGAAACGTATTATTACTATAAAAACGGCGAAGTTCTTTCTACTATTGTAAAGGTTGAAGATCAGTTCTCATTGGACATACGCGCATGACCATGATGATTTTTGTATTAATTGTTCTTGAGCGTGGGCAACCCACAGGCGAGGAGTTGTACTTTAGAGAACTGACCTCGTGCTTAGAATACTCTAAGGCGCTTAACGCTCAGTCTGTAGGCAAGATAAACGAGCTACTGAGCAACAATAGTTATTTCAAGACTTATTGCCGTGTAAGAGAAATACCTACCTCAGAAGCAGGTACCAAGATACTGTTTCGTGATCCAGCTAGGAAGGATGATGACTAATGAGTCCTAAGAAATTAGAGCCTAAATCGCGGTATGCTCAGTACGACCTAGATGGAGATGGGGTCGTGAGCGATGAAGAATTGGCACGAAATCAAGAGCTTGTTGAAATCGAACTGCGTGAAGAGAAAGCAGATAGTCAACGACGAATGGCTTGGGTGTCTCTTAGCAGTATGGTCGTTTACGCTTTACTACCACTTATGCCATTTATCCCTGAGTCCCGTTTGTCCACTATGGCTTCTCTGAGCGACATGCTGTTTCTTAGTCAGGCAAGCATTGTAGGGCTATACTTTGGCGCTACAGCGTATATGGCGAAGGGTCGGTGAGCGATGACAAAAGAACTGAAATACGCTGCCAGCGGTGCAATAAGAGGGGTCATGTAATGCACTTTATACATCACAAGGCGAAAACGCTGTGCCCTCGTTGCTTTAATGTCGTGTTTAAGGTGGCGTAATGAGCATACTCGGATCAATCATAGGCCCAGCCACTCAGCTACTAGATAAGGTAATTGAGGACAAAGACGAAAAGAATCGTATCGCCTTTGAGTTGAGCACGCTTGCAGAGCGCCATGCGAATGAACTAGCCAAGGGGCAGCTAGAAGTCAATAAGGTTGAGGCTGCACATAAGTCGTTATTCGTTGCCGGGTGGCGTCCTAGCATTGGTTGGTGCTGTAGTCTGGGTCTTCTGTATCATGTATTGATCGCGCCGATTGCAGGTATCTGGGTAGAAGTTCCTGAGATAGACCCGTCGTTGTTGATGACTACAATGACTGGGATGCTCGGTTTAGGCGCTATGAGAAGCTACGAGAAGACCAGAGGCGTGAGTAGGGAGAAGTAATGACCAAACTAATTGAAATGCTGAAGCTGCATGAGGGTGTACGCAGTCATGTATACCTGTGCTCCGCCGGGTATGAAACTTTAGGCGTTGGCCGCAACATCAGCGAATCCGGTCTTGGCTTATCTGAGGATGAGATCGAATACCTCTTAAACAACGATATTAAGCGCGTGCGAGAAGAGCTTGAAGATACTTATTTCTGGTTCCCCGCACTCAACGAAGCGCGACAAGATGCGATGATTGACATATGCTTCAACCTTGGCCTAACACGCCTGCGAGGGTTTGTGAAGGCTATTGAGGCTATGTCCCGTGAGCAGTTTGACATAGCAGCCGATGAGTTTATGGACAGTCGGTGGGCCACTCAGGTAGGCAATCGTGCTGTTGAGGTGACCGAGATGATCCGCACCGGAGACTACAAGTAATGCCACTACAGAAAATGGTATTTAAGCCGGGAGTAGATAGGGAGAACACTCGCTACACAAGTGAGGGTGGCTGGTACGACTGCGATAAAGTGCGTTTTCGGGGCGGTATGCCGGAAAAGCTAGGGGGGTGGAACCGCATATCCACTGACTCTTTCTTAGGCGTGTGTCGGTCTTTGTTTTCTTGGGTGACGCTAAGTAGCCAGAAGCTGCTTGGTGTGGGCACTAACCTCAAGTTTTACATAGAACAGGGCGGAACATATTACGACATTACTCCTATACGTGCTGCTGTATCGCTCACAGACCCGTTCACCACTGTAAGTGGATCTACCACAGTTACGGTCACAGACGCTGCTGGGGGGTATATAAACGGCGATTTTGTTACGTTTAGCGGCGCTTCTGCGGTAGGTGGACTGACTCTAAATGGTGAGTTTCAAATAACATACCTTACAGGTAACACGTACACCATAACAGCTAGCGAAGCCGCAAGTTCTTCAGCTTCGGGTGGTGGCTCTGTAACCGCCACATATCAAATAAACTCTGGCCCTGACATTGCTGAAGCGTTGGTGGGTTGGGGTGCTGCGGGTTGGGGTCTTGGTACGTGGGGTGTTGGCGTTACTTCTACCGATGCACTTCGCTTGTGGACGCAATCTAACTTTGGTGAAGACCTTGTATTCGCTGCTCGTGGCGGTAACTTGTTCTTCTGGGATGCGACTGATGCAATCACCACTCGTGGCGTCTTGCTGTCTAGTGAAAGCGGTGCCTCTAATGTACCCACTAAAGTAAATACGCTACTTGTGTCAGATAATCGTTTTGTATTTTGTTTTGGCACAAACCCTCTTGGCAGCGGTGATTTAGACCCTTTATTACTGCGTTGGTCAGATCAGGAAAGTGCTGTTAACTGGACGCCATCATCTTCAAATCAAGCGGGCGATCTTAGACTTTCTAAAGGATCAGAAATAGTAACGGCCATACAAGCAAGGCAAGAGATCCTTATATGGACTGATTCGGCGTTGTACGCCCTGCAATATGTAGGTGCCCCTGCGGTATGGGGCGCACAAACAGTAGGTGAAAATCTATCTATCGCTTCTACAAAAGCTGTAGCGTATGCAAATGGTGTGGCGTACTGGATGGGTGTAGGCGGATTTTACCGATACGATGGCCGTGTGCAGACGCTACCATGCACGTTGAAGCGGTACATATTTAATGACTTCAACACAGAACAATACGATCAGGTGTTTGCAGGTACAAACGAAGGGTTTAGTGAGATCTGGTGGTTCTACTGCTCTAGCAGTGCTACGACGATAGACCGCTATGTTATCTACAACTACGAGCAAAATATCTGGTACTACGGCAACATGGGCCGCACAGCATGGATTGACTCAGGTATACGTGACTTCCCTATGGCGGCTACGTATAACAACAACGTGGTCAACCATGAGGACGGTATTGACGATAACGAGACCGGCACTGCTACAGGCATAAGTGCTTTTATATCTTCGGCACAATTTGATTTAGAAGATGGGCATAAGTTTGCATTCATACAAAAAGTGTACCCGGATGTGACGTTTGATGGATCTACCGCAGAAAGCCCCAGTGCTACATTATCTTTGTTTGCGGCACAAAATTCTGGGTCTGGACGCAACTCACCCGCTTCTGTAGGTGGCACAAACACAGGCGCTATAACTAGAACAGCAACCGCACCTATTGAGGCATTTACTTCTAGGCTTGACCTACGAGTGCGTGGCAGACAGCTAGCAATGAAGATAGAATCTAGTGACCTTGGAGTAAAGTGGCAGCTAGGCTCTCCTAGACTAGAGATGCGCCCTGACGGAAGACGGTAATGGCTGTAGACAGAACAAGTTATAACATAGAGTTCAAAGCCCCGGTTCTTCCAGATCCGCCAAATGACTATAACGTGCAGTCGTTTAACCAGATGAACAATGCACTGCGTATCTATTTTAACCAGCTTGATAAGGGTATACGGGACGCTTCAATGTCTCCCGCAGCGCAAGCTACTGCTTGGTTTATGAGCTAGTGGCTAATCAGTATAAAAACGCAAAGGTAGATCTAACTGCCACCACTGCGACTACGCTGTACACATGCCCTACGGCAACAACAGCTATTATCAAGTCTATATTGGTGTCTGAAGACTCAGGCAACGCTGACACAATTACCGTAACCATCACCGATTCTGCTTCGGCAGTATTTAGTGTGTTTAACGTCAAAGCAGTAGGGGCGAATACCACAGTAGAACTACTTACTGCACCACTTGTTATTGAAGAGTCCGAGATAGTTAAGGTCACCGCAGCTACAGCCAACAGGTTACACGTAGTCGCTAGCTTGCTGGAGGTGTCGTAGTGGAAAGTTTTGAAACCGGCCCATCAGAAGAGGACATTTTAGCGGCTATTGAGCGTCTAGAAGACCAATACCCTGCGCCCAAGCCCAAGCCCAAGCCTGAGCCTGACCCTGAGCCTATACCTCCACCCGCTAACCCTGCTATAGCCGTGCAAGGTTTACTTGGCGATGCTGTACAAAAATATAAAGATTTATTAGCTAAAGGCGTTACTTACGAAGGCGACATAGACGAGACTGACGACTACTATAATCTTGGGTTTAAGGAAGCCTTTGCTGATGCGGGCCTAGACCCGTATGCCGATATAATTGGTGGCGAAGGTGGACAAGGATCGGGTGCATTTGCAGGGCTATTTTCTGGTGGGCTGACCCCAGAATTATACTTATCTACTGTAGACAATGCTCCTGAGTATTTATCAGGGCTACGCGGCAGTGCGAATGAACAATCTGTAATAGAAGCCTACGCAACTATAGCCGACGCAACCACTACGGAAGAGTTAGCTAGCGCGTTAAGCAGCTACTACGGTTACGAAATATCTCCAGTAGAAGTTGATCTAGCTGCTAACGGATTCAAGGACTCTTACAAGAAGCACTCAAGTAGCTCCGCGTCAGACATTGAAACTTTCCAATCTTTAATTCGCCCAATACTTTCAGAGCAAGTGCCATACCTTATGGCTACCGAGGGGTTGAACTATCAGAAAGCCTTAGAAGAAGCACATACACGCGACCCAATGTTGCAGTCGTTGTACTTTAAGTACGGCGTTAACCCCTACCGTCAAACTGAAGATGGCTCTGCATATCTATATGACCCGTTCTCTACGGGTGAAATTAGAACCATAAACATAGAAGACAAAAGTGTAGAAAATGGCTTAAAAGCTATCGCTCTTGCAGGGCTTGGATACATTACAGCCGGTGCTCTAGCTGGGCCTATGTCTTCGCTTCTGTCTGGTGGAGCTTCTACTGGTGCTGGTGCCGCCGCTGGTGCTGGTGCTGGTGCCGCCGCTGGTGCTGGTGCCGCCGCCGCTGGAGGTACAACTCTTGCCGGTACTGTTGCTGCTAAAGCCATCGTATCAGGCGGTATAGCTGCACTACAAGGTAAGGACTTATCTCAAATACTTACCGCAGCGGCTACGGCAGGCATTAAAGCAGGGGCGTTAGAATTAATACCTTTACCCTCTCAGACAACAGGAATGGTAACCGTAAGTGGTCAGACACTAGGCGACATCATGCCTGATTGGCTGAAAATAACCGCTAAAATAGCTGGGCTGGGTTTCGATCCCACCAGTGCTGAAGGAATGCTGTCAACCGCAGCAACACTTATTGGTAACGGCGCACTTAGCGACGTAATTGGTGAAAGTGGCGACGTTATAGAAGGTTGTTTCTTACTCGCACAACAGATAGCTCAAGAAGAAGGTGTGTCTTCACCTACAGGCAATGATTTAGCTACATTCTTTGACGAAGCTGTAGAGATCTACAACGATCTACAAGACGACGGCTACTCACATCTTAGGATTATGGAAGAGCTAGGCTATGATCCTAGTGAAGACTTTTCACGGAAGGTGCAAGAATCTGACTTAGCCAAGTTACAAGAGCTAAGAGCAGGAACCGACCAAGCAGCGTATATAGACGCGCTAGGTAAAAGCAGTGCATCTGTAGGTAGAGAGCATGAAAACGCGGTAATACGTGAAAAAGTAGCCGCAGGAGAAGACCCAACAGAAGCGTCTTTCTTGTACCAAATAGCAAAAGACGCAGTAGATGCTTCTGCCGAAACTGGTGATGATAAGTGGGTTGTTGGTACTGCTGTTGCGTTAGAAGCGGGTGCAGAGATAGCACAGTCGTTCTTAGGGTTAGCAACGCTAGTTGGATACGATACAAGCAATACCGAAATCGCTAAGACTCTAGATGCAATATCTAAGATGGCTGGAGATAGTAAGCCAGAGGACTATCAAGCCGGTCTAAAAGACATTAGTGACCGCATACAAGCCGCTAAAGACAATTTACCAAAAGATGCAGATTGGCAAGATAGCTTCTTTGAAGTAGGGGCAGCTATATTTGGTGCGGCTGTAGATAACCCTACAGAGTTCCTTGTTGACTATGTAGCCAAAGAATTTGTGCAAGAAATTGTACCGTTTGCCGTAGGCGGAGCAGCTTTTGCAGGAGCTAAATTATCTTCAGCAGCACTTAGAAAGTTTGGAGATGATGCGGCTAAGAAAATAGCCGACAACATGGACGCATCTAAGATTGCTATGGATGCCACGTTACTAAGTGACGTAGCAGAAGCAGCGGGCGGTTCGGCTGGCGGGGCGTATGAAGATGCACACGCTACGTTTATAAGAAAACGTCAAGAAGAATACGCACGTATAGCAGAGGCAACAGGACTGCCAGCACAAGAACTTAGTGATGCAGATTTACTAGAGGCCGCAGAGTTTGCTACAGGCGTAGCACAGAAATCAGGAGCTATGGGTGCTGTTATGGCACTTACTGCATCGGAGGTGTTGGGCGGCAACCAACTAGCAGAATCTTTGTTTGGGCCTAAGGCAAATAAAGCTGCCGTGAGCGCAATGGAAGAGTTTGTTTCTAGGTTAGACCGAACTGCTAGCGGAGCAGTGCGAGAAGGCGTACTTGAAGGTTTAGAAGAAGGTGCTGTGCAGTATGTCACAGACATATCAATACGCGAGATTGACCCCGATAGGCAAGTGGCGGCTAACGTAGCAGAAAGCGCCATACTTGCCAGTATTATTGGCACAAACGTAGGTGGGGGACTTACAGGAGCCGCTGAAATATCTGACGTGGTTGCTAACGTAGCAAAAAACACTTCTGCACAGGTGCAAAAAACAATCGCGGACGCAAAAGCAGGGTTGATAGACGCCGCAGAAGCAGAGGCTAGGCTTGCCAAGTTTGGTATAACCAGTGATGGCTTTGGCGGAGCACAAACCAGCTTATTAAATGATGCGTTTGATGCGGATTACACAACCGCGTCTGAAGCCAAGCAAGCGTTTGAAACAGCTAATCCTGAGTTTAATGCGTCTGATGCAGATATAGACAGGTATGTAGGCAATAAGCCCGATGCCGAGTTAGATACGCAGGTAGCTGAGTACGTAGACAGTCGATACATAGACACACAAGAAGTCATAGATGCAGCGGCGGCAGAAGGGCTTACACTGACCGAAGAGCAAGCACAGCAGTACGTAAAACAAACTAGCGTAGATGCAGATAAAGTTCTTGAAAATGTACAAGGTAATTTTGACGAGCAGTACACCACCCCCGAAGAAGCACGGCAGCTATTGATAGATGCAGGCTACCCAGAGGGATTAATAACAGGACGAACAATAGAAGAAATACTAGGTGACGGCACGCTACCAGAATCTACTGTTAAGCAAAGTGCAACAGACTTTAATGCTGAGTACCTGCTACAACTTGCTAAAGAGACCTCTGATACCGATGGCGGTACTGATGATGTTGTAGATGCTGGTACTGATGATGTTGTAGATGCTGGTACTGATGATGTTGTAGTTGCTGATCCCGACCCTGACCCTGTAGTTGCTGATTCCGACCCCGATCCTGTAGTCGCTGATACCGACCCCGATCCTGTCGTAGATACCACCCCTACCGAAGAAGTAGATACAAGTGTTATAGATGACGCTGAAACTGTTACAGACACTTCTGGTACTGAGTTAGCTACAACCGACCCAGTTACTTCTACAACTGATCTATCGCAACAGTACGAAGGTGTAACTCTAAACGACGACGGCACTTATACGTGGCGGGGGATGAATATAGCTGCTGACCGCATGGCAGACATAATTGCTAATAGCCCAGATCAGTTTCCCGAAAAGCCAGACCGCTTAGACACTATAGAGTCTAACCTTACAGATAATTTATCTGCTGTAGAAGGTAACTTACTAGACCAAATAGCAGCTAATGAAGAAGCTGGATTAGACCGCGATCAAGCTCTTGCCGAAGCTATTAAGACGGTATCTAGCAATTTAGGTATTACAGAAGACAACCTGACCAAGATTATAGAGGCAGGAGATACTGCACTTTCAGATGAGATTGCTGATGTAAAAACTGATGTAGCTGATGTTGCTAGTGACGTAGCTGACGTAAACACCGCTGTAGATGATCTTGCCGCAGAATTAGGTATAACAAAAGACGAGCTTCTTGACACTATAGGGCAAACAGAAGAAGACCTGCTTACAGCACTAGGCGAAACAGAAACAGCGTTAACTGGTGAAATAGACACCATAGCCGCAGTGCTAGGTAAGCCCGCTCAAGACGTAACGTCTGCTGACGTTGATTTTGTTACTGACCTTATCGCACAACAAGAAGCACTGGCTGACCCGTCTACGTTTGCGTTCACTGAAGAGCAGTTAGGTTATGACGTTACGGGCGACGGTATAATCGACATAACAGATCAGCAAATGTTGGAACAAGTGCTTGCTGGTGAAACAACATTAGACCCACTTACCGACAATCGTTTCGCTGCAACGGGTGTGTTTGCTTCACAGTTACAGCAACAACAAGAACTGCAACAGCAGCTAGAGCAACAACAGCAACAACAACAGCAACAACAGCAGCAAATGCAACAACAAATACAACAACAAATCCAACAAGAATCTGACCAAGCTAGGCAAAGAGACCTTCTTGGTATGTTGTTGGGTGCTGATGACGCATTAGGGCAAAAAGTTGACGTAAAACAAGGCCCAGTGGCTAAAATTGGTTACCAATATGATATTGGTAGTGGCAGTATATTCGGAGATCCAAGTAGGGCTGGGTTCTATGGTGGTGTATCTCCTTATGGGCCGGTAATGCCTTTCACTAATCAACCGCCTGTACGACGCAAACAAGGTGGTATAATAGAATCCAATAACGAGTTACTGCGATTGCTCGGAGAAAAGTAAATGGCTACATGGTGGGACAGTTTAACTGGTGGAGTTAGCGCAGCCGCAGACTTCATTGGTGGGTCAAAATTAGGGCAAGGTATAGGCTCTCTTGGAGCAGGACTTCTGTTAAAACAATTTGGTCAATTAGGAGATAAGCCTCCTGTGGTTGGTTACCAAGGCAAGGTTCCAAATTATACGGCTGTGCGAGAGCAGGTGCCTATGCAGCAAGACCCCAACCGTCGCCCCGGATCAGGTGGTAGACGGTATTTTAGCGATATAGTGTACGCAGACCGCTCGGAGCGCCAACCTATGTCTGAAGCTCAAGCCCGCGCACAAGCGCAGCAGCAAGCAGAAGGGCTGGCAGCACTACAAGCACCCAGATTAGATGAAAAGCCCATGATGGCTACTGGGGGCATTATTGGTATGAATACGGGCTATTATTTAGGTGGCGTTACCGATGGTATGGCAGACAAAGTACCTGCTAGAATTGATAGCGGACAAGAAGCACGACTTAGTGACGGAGAGTTTGTCATACCCGCTGATGTAGTAAGTCATTTAGGTAACGGCAACTCAGAAGCTGGCGCTAAACAGTTGTATGAAATGATGTCAAGAACTCGTAAAACGCGCACTGGTAACCCAAAACAGGGTAAAGAAATTAACCCTAGAAAGATGCTACCGGCATAGAGGCGAATATGTACTATTACAATCAAGGCGGCACCACTACTTCAGTACCATCTTCAGGCGGAACTGCTGGAGATCCAGTAGGTAAGTCAGAAGCGTTAGCAGATTATGCTGGTGAATACGTCACTGGTATGTTGGGTAAGGGGCAAGCCGTTGCCGATATGCCTTATCAGGCTTATACAGGGCCGTTATCTGCCGGTGCTTCTGATGTGCAACAACAAGCCTTTACTGGACTAGCTAACTTAGCAATGCCTACTACTCCAGCTAATTTTGACGCTGCGACTGCACAGTCGTACATGAACCCTTATATAGAGGGTGCTTTGAACCCTCAGTTGCAAGCGGCACAGCGGCAAGCAGACGCCCAGCGATTGGCGAGCGCAGCTAAGATGGGACAAGTAGGTGCCTTTGGGGGATCTCGACTCGGCTTAGTAGAAGCAGAAGGGCAACGTAACTTAAACGAACAATTAGCAAACATACGTGCAACGGGTTACTCCCAAGCATACGACAAAGCTAGAGATCAGTTTGCTGGAGATAGAAGATACGGTCTAGAAGGGCTTGCTGCACAAAGAGCCGGTGGCGCAGAACAACGCGCTATCGAAGGCGAAGGCATTGCTAGAGACTACGAGCAGTTCCGCGAAGAACGTGACTTTCCATACAGAAACTTGGCTTTCCAATCATCCTTGTTGCAAGGGTTACCAATAACAGCACAAAGCTACTCTTACACCCAACCTTCCACTATAAGCCAATTATTAGGTGACGGTGGGGCTTTGCTAGAAATGCTGGGTATAGGTGGTAGTAGTGGCGGTGGGTCTAGTAGCGATAAATCCTATGTTGATGACATGATAGATGATGCTATAAAAGCAGGGGGCGGCTAATGCTAGGCGGTCAAGGTATAGCTGGTGAGATTCAGCGTAAAAAAGAAGCCTACCAAGGCAACCCACAAGCTCTTCAACAACAATACCAACAGAGTCAACAGTTGGTAGACCTCCTTGCACTGCAACAACTCAAGTCTGAGAAAGAAGCTGCTGCACGTCAGATGCAAATGCAGATGCAACAGAACCCTGCAACCATCGCACAGCAACGCGAGCAAGAAGTGCTCGGCATGATTAAGCAGGAACAAGGCCGAAAGCTAGGCGACGTTGCAAAACGCACTGCTGGTACGTTGGGTCAGATTAACAAAAACGCACAGCAAAACGTGCAGCGCACGGCTAAACAAGGCTTGCCTGCTATGGGTGGCGCACAGATGGCCGCTGGCGGTATTGTTGGGTTTTTTGATGGCGGCAGCATGTCGGAAGAAGCGCGTCGTAAGTTGAGGGAGCGCAGGGGGTCGGCACTTGATTTTGAAGTTCCAGAAACCCCCATAGGTAAACTTATTAGA